CAGTAGGTGCTGTTGGAGTACCTGTTAATGCAGGACTTGCTGTTGGTGCAGCAGCTTGTAATGTGTCATACATCTCATCTGTCATTACACCCCAATTAGTTGTGTTTGCAGCAGGAAGAGAAGCATTATTACCATCAGATGATGTTACTGTAAAACTAGTTGAATTTGTAATAACACCTAAATCGGTGTCTACGTTTGTCTCTTTAGCTGTGTTAGCTGTAATTGCACTCGCTTGAGCAGCAGTAATTCCTGTCTTAGCATTGTTAGTTGCAATGTCAGACTCCATAGTGTCTAAATCAACAGCTTGTGTTACAGATATATGACCTACTTTAGTAGCATCAGCACTTGGATAAGAGTTCTTTGCTGTGTTTGCAGCTACAGCCGAAGCATCTGTATAAGATATTTTAGCGTTGTTTGTAGCTATGTTTGACTCCATAGTATCTAAGTCTACAGCTTGACTAACAGAAATGTGTCCTAACTTAGTTTGCTCTCCACTAGTAATACCTGTTTTTGCAGTGTTAGCTTGAATTGCATCAAACATTTCATCAGTCATAACACCCCAGTTATCTGTATCAGCAGCAGGTAAACTTGCGTTTGTACCATCACTAGAATTTACTACTAATGATGTGCCACTTTGTGTAACAGATAGATTGGTGCTTACGTTGGTTACTTTAGCGTTGTTTGCTGTAATATCACTTGCTTGTTGTGTTGTTATTCCAACTTTAGCAGTGTTAGCTGTGATAGCGTTAGCTTGTGCTGTAGTAATACCAGTCTTTGCTGTGTTAGCACTAATTGCACTAATTGTAGCACTATCAAGGTTTACAGTAGCAGCACCACTATCACCACCTGAAACATCAATGTTATTACCACCTATAACTTCAGTAATATCACCTTGTGCTGATGATAAAGTTACCCAGCTACCTCCGTTATAAAACTTTAGTAAGTTTAATGATGTGTTATAATATATTTGCCCTTCAACACCTGAAGGGTCTGCTGCTAAGTGCTGAATTTTAAAATTCTGCAACTCATGGTCGTTTAAATCTATATTTCCATGTACATCTAAATCGACTAAAAATTTAATTTCTGCCATTTTTTTTATTTATTAATTAATTAAAATACGCTTTCCCAGAGAAAGCTCCACTAAAGGTTAGTGTTACCTGATTCAGCGAATCGTAATCAACTTGACCTTGAACTACTGTACCTGCCGAATCAACAACAGTTACACTAGCATTTTTACCTAAATTATGTGTAACAATCCAAGTTGCACTAGCAACATTTTGGTTATGCACATAGTTTTTATCGTTTACACCTGTGTTGGTTAATATCGTAGAAAAGGGTGTAAATCTTATATTACCATTTGCATCTGTATGCAAAACTTCATTTGTAATTTCTACGTCTGCAATAGTAATAGAGAAACCAGTACCATTTTCTAAAGCTGGTGATGCAGTGGTTAGTCCTGTAACAGTAACTATTCCGTTTGCATCTTTAGCTGCAGAAAAATCTGCATGATTGTTCAGAGCACCCTGTAGTGCTGTTCCCACCTCAACTACTGATGAATTTATACCTGTATTTGTAAGATCAACTGGTATTACACCACCATATCCTGAAGGTATAGACAATAAATCATTATTTAGTACCTGAAAATATACAGCATACTTAGTCTCATCATAACTATTATAAATACATATATATTCATGGTGCAAACTACCAGTGACATCAGCCACTGGTGTTATTGTTATAGTGCTAGTATAGTTTGCTTTTACCCACTCTACAATACTTTGTCCATTTTTAGTGGACACAGTTCTTTTTCTAGCTGGTTCAAATCCCTTTGGATTGTGTATCTGGGAATCACTTAAATTATTATGGTGTTTCATTTAATTAATATGTTATAATCCCATGTCTTTTACTTACATTTCCGCCTTTTGTTTTATTATCGCAGCCATCACACCCTTTCCATTCAGGGTATAAAGTAGTGTTATCATCTAAGTATTTCTCCATTTTTTTCTTATACGTTTCAGCTTTTTTATATGTTTCTGATCGTAAATAATTTAACTTAGTTGGGTCTACAGGACTTGTAAAGTCTGCTAAATTATCAACAACACCTTGCGATGTTGTATTATAAGTTATGTCTGGCAATATCTCAAATTTTACGCAAAATGCCAAATAATTTTTAATGTAATCATTAACCAAAGTTACATAACCACCAGCAACACAAGCGTCATATAGGTCTTCACCTAAAAAAGGTTTTACATGATTTAGCTCAGCTATCTCAATAAAAGTGTCTTTTATAAGATGTGTGTCAAAATTAGCATTTGTTATACATCTTGATATTACCTCTGACTTTGTGATTAATGGCATGTTATTGGTTTTGGTCGTTATTACTTTCTTTTACATTTTCTTTTGCCTTGGACTTCTCATCCATTAGCTCTTGCATTTGAGCTGGTGTCAATTCTGGTAAATGAAATATTTCTCTACCCTCTTTGATTGATATATATTCAGATGGAGCAATAGCTCCTAATAAAGAAACAGGTGGTTTTGTGTAAAATCTTAGGTCAGATGCGTTAATACCTCTTTCTACTTTTAAAATTTTTCTTAGTGTTTTTAAGAACATTTGTTGTGGTTCTTTTATCACTGTACTCATTGCTATATCATAAGCAGTAAGTATCTGTTGGTTGTTTCCTAGTTGTCCAGCAACCTGTATTCCTGATAAAGCAGGATTCCATCTATGTGCTGATATTATATTGTCGTTTGTGATTTTTTGTAGCTCCATAAATGAACCATCGCTAGTATCGTTTATGATATTTACATTAGTTGCATCGCCATCACCATTTTTAGCTATAAATAATATCTTGGAATTGTCTCCTGCTCCAGTTAACTTTGCTACAGCATCATCAATAAAGTCTTGTGCTTCGTCCTCACCCATATCTGCATTTAATTCAACAATAGCACTAGGCATAAAACCGTTTTTAAATCTAGTAAGGTTGTAAACTCCTATTTGATTTGCTATTTTAATATGATCAAGTGCCGCACAATAATCTGGCATTCCATAATAGTAGTATGTGCTTTCATAATCAGAAAAATGAACAATTGTTCTTAAAACAGATCCGCCATTTTCTTGCTTATATTCTGGATATATTGGAATTTTTCTTAAATCGTCTGGATAGTTTCTTGCTCTTTCCCAGTCAGGGTGCAATAATATATGTTTACCATCCTTATGAACTCTTGCTGTACTTCCGTCCTGATGAAAGAAATTCATATAACCTCTTCCTATCACAACCTCCATGTAAGCATTACCTAGCTTCCAGTAGTCAGCAAAAACCTTTTTAGCGACATCATCCATAGATTCGCCATAAACATTTACGTCCTCTAATATGGCCTGTAATTTTTTGTTACCTGTTCTTAATCCCTCTCCAACTGAAAAGGTTGTCTTGGTACTTAATATGGCTCTATGCGTAGAAGCAGAACGTGAAAGTTCTGACAGCTCTTGTGGAAATAAATTATTAATGCCAAAAGGAATCCAGTCATCCTGTAAGGGTTTATACGGATGTGGCTCTTTTGGTGGTTCTTTTGATACGTCTTTAGAAAAAGAATATCCTAATATCTTAGGACTCTTTTTTGTTTGACTTATACTTTCTGTACTTTTCTTTCTTTTTCGGCTCATTTATAATAACTTTTTCTGGTTGTATGATTTCATCTTCTTTGACAACTTGTTCTTCATTTTCCAAAGTAACATAAGGTTTGCCTTGATTATATAAATGAGATAACACCTTGTTGCTTAATTTAGAATTAAAAGACACTTCAAAAGCGTGTCCTACAACTACAACAGGGTCATTATCATTAGAAACAAAATAATCTTTATCGAACTTAAATTTCATCATGATATAATATTTTATGTAAATATATAAGAATTAGGGGGATTTCCCCCCTAATCTTATAAAAAGTTATTGTAACCTAGTTTGAGCTCCAAGCATTAGTAACGCCAGTAACAGCTTGAAATAAATCAATCTGACCTGCGTTTGCTGGGTCTACGTTTGCAGCAGATATTACTACTAACGCTTCTCTTGGGTATTCAGCATGAACACCAGCTAATTTTACTTGAGTACCATTTGCATCCTGTAATGCAACACCAGTAGTTTGCTCTCCTGAAGAGAACTCTAAAAATGCTTTCTTTTCGAAAACCTTGTCATATCCTAAGATAAAGAAGTATGTTTCTGGTGCAACAGCATCACAATCATCAGCGAATGTTTCAACTAGTGCATATAGACCACAAGATTCAGTAAGCTCTCTTAATCTACCATTAATTTCTTCAGTTACTTTTGGAATGTAGAAGTCTAATTCTACTGTTACAAGAGTAGAACCATTCTCTCTTGTAGCGTTTGCAGTGAAACCAGCAGTTTCTCTGTCAAATTCAAATTCATACCAAGTTGAAGATACAAAAGAGTTAAATTCGCCTCCAGCAGCATCAGAACCTGGTCCTGAACCAGCAGCAGCATAAGCTACAGCACCTAATCCACCTTGCTCCATAAGGAAAATTCTCTTTAATCCACCTCTTCGGTTTCTATCGCAACATACGATTGCGTGTCCTTGAGTTATTGCCATTTTTTTTATTTATTATATTGTTAAACAAAGTAGTCAGGAGGGATTTTACTCCCCCCTTCGTACATTTTTATTATTAGTCTTCAGTAGAAGTAACAACCATTCCTGGCTCTTTAACAGCTACACCGAAAGAGTAAAGCATACGGAATCTGTTTTCTTTACAATCTCTGTTGTACCACATATCTACATCTTGTGCAGCAAAGTCAGTACCTACAGTAATATTGTTTTCCATTGTCCAGATAGCACACTTAGTTTCAGCAGCTCCATTTGGAGCAAGACCATTTGCCATAGCAGCTAAAGCTACAGAGTGGTTAGCAATATCAACATCCCACGAGTTGATAACAACTAAAGGAACACCATTGAAACGTAGACTTCCAACACCATTTTGTAAGTCAGCGTAAGCAGCAGTGTGAGAACCATTAGAAGCTCTTAATTCAGCAGCATAAGAATCAGCAAAAGCACGAGAACAGTAAATAACTTGTCCTTCAGCAGTAGCTAGTTCAGTTGAACGAGCAGCTAACATTGCTTCTAATTGTGCGATTGTTGCAGTAGCACCTTGAGTAAGTGTTTGTGAAACTGGTAAAGCACCACCTACAGCACCATCAAGAGCTTTCCATACACCATTTGCAAGTGCTTGAGTACCAGCACCATTTGTAGTATCTCCAAACCAAAGGATTGTAGACATATCTCTCATGATACCTTGTAATACTAATTCAGAAACGATTTCCATAAAGATAGTTCCTGATAAGTCGTAACGACTAATACCTCGTCTCAATAATTGAGATTTAATGTGAGATAATAAAGAAGTAGACTGTTGTGCGTGTTCAACTTCTAAGCGAGATAGAGTTAACTCTATAATGCTGTTTGTTGATTGGTCTGCGTCAGCAGAGAAACACGCTGAGTTCATTGATTTAGTTAAATCTTTTAATGCTGAATATCTGTCTAACTTAATAGAAGCACCAGAAATATCAGAAATAACCTCCATCCCTTTAAGATGGTCATTTTCGTAAAAGAGTGGAGATAGGAAATACTTTCTAGCATCTTCTTGGCTCCAGCTTAAACTTGTATTAATTACGTTTGCCATTTTTTTCTAATTTTTAATTTTTAAAATAAACTTTTTTGTCATCGCTGATGCTCTTAGCTAGAACATCCCAAGCATCTTCAGACTTTGCGTCTGGAGTTGGGTTAGGATCTTTACTAGGTACTACATCACTTGGAGTTCCCTCCATTTTTGCCACTTTGTAAGAAGAAATCTCATCTTCTAAAGTTGCAATGTAACCATCCTTTTCAACGATTGTGCCATTTAATTCAACGATAGCTTTGTTAGACTCTTCTATAGACTCTTCTAAAGTTTTCATTTTTTCAACAACAACATCATTATCAAGAATTTTTACTTCCTTTACTTCGCCTTCTTTGTTAAAAAGATCAGCGATAAAAGATTTTAAGTTATCAAACTCTTTTTCCATTTTACTTTCTTTTTTAATGTTATTAAATAAATTATTTACAAGAGCTTTATTCTTGTAATCATACTTGTTTATATCAAACCTTGCAGCAAGTTTTATAGGCTCTTCGATTACATCTACAAAACCATATTTTACTGCTTCAGAACTATCAAACCAAGTTTCTTCATTCATCCAAGAACGGATTTGCTCTTCGCTATTTCCACTCTTAGACATATATATACTAACTAACCTATCGCCCATTTTATCCATGAGGTCGGCTGCTTTCCTTAAATCACCTGCGTCTCCAACTTCTCCTCCCCATACATTGTGTATCATATAAAGTGAGTTCTCACTCATTATAACTTCATCACCAGCAAGTGCAATAACACTTCCCATTGACGCAGCGATACCTTCTATACGAGTAGTAACCTTTTGTGGCATTCTGCTAATAGCATCATAAATCGCTAAACCATCTACTACCGAACCACCAGGTGAGTTTATTCTTAAAAGAACAGATGTACCATTTGGGATATTTTTAATTTCATCTATAAAAGATTTGGCATCAACCCCATATTTGCCAATCTCATCATATATCATTACCTCTGTTACATTGTCAGAAGCTACATTTTTTATATCGTACCAATTCATTTTTGCTAAGTTTTTAATATTACTGTGTTCATGAATTTCGCCATCGTTATATGTAAAAAGAATGGTCATTTGTGTTCCATCTTCATCTGTCTGTGTTACATACAACTCTCCTTTAGTGTGTAAGGTTTCCATGTCTGATTGTGTAAAATCATATTTATGGTCATACTCTTCACCCTTGTATTCTTCCTTTTTGCTTTTCTTGTCTATCTCTTCCAACTTGTTTATTGCCCAATTAATCATACTTGTGCCTCCCCAGCAGTCCCACATTAATCCTCCACATCCTTCACTATAAGGAACATCTTTGTGTTGTTGATGCCTTTTAAAACTAGCGACACGAGAAATCGTATCTCTACTTAAAGGAGTACGACTTGCGATTTGCCTGGCTCTTTTTTTTCCTACGTCAGTTCCACAAGAACCCCATCCATTTTCTTCTACCCACTTTAATGCTCTCTTAGCATTATTAGTTGCAGACTGTGGATAATCACTATAGGTTTTAGCCATTTTAAAACTTTGATACAATATAAGTCAATATATATGAGACAGTATGGAAATTTGTGGAATAAAATTTGGTTTTGTCATTTTTCTTTAGTTACATTGTAATTCAATCAACAATAAAAACTATGAATTTCGAAACAAAATTATCAGGCAACAGCGTAACAGTTTATAACGTCAGCAAAAGAAACCACGATGTAGAGTCTAGTTTTATAGTAGACTGGTCTTTCGTTACAGAAATGAGACAGTGGGGTGTAAAATCCATGTATTTATATGTAAATAAGGTTTGTGGTGAAATAGATGTTAATTACTGGGATGATGAAAATTCAATGCCTATACCAATATTAATAGATAGCAGTATGGATGAGCATGATGGTTCTAAGTGGGCAATAGAGGTAGAGAAATCTAATTTAAACTTTGGAGATTGCGTACAACCTAAGGATGTAGAAGTAGATTTTGAAACTAAAATTATAACTGTAAACTTTTAAAATATGAATTACGATAATTATAAATTAAGCAATCCTATAGATGATGGTCATAATAATAGTTTAGTAACTTCTTGTTGTGGTGTTGAAGAAGAAGTTAGTAAAACAAGTAATTGTTGTGATTCTAATTTTTGGGCAGAAACAGATATATGTGGAGAGTGTAAAGAACACGCTGACACATACATGGTATGTACAGAATGTGGTGATGATGAAGATTGTTACACTATGATTGAAGAGTACGAATACGAACAAAACATGAGAGACCATTATGATGAAATGAAATCTGATGGACATAGAGATGAACGCTAATTATTTAAAAAAAAATTATGTCAAAAATTAAAAACATTGTAGATTTACAGCAACAACATGAAGATGAGGTTGCTAAGTATTACTCACACCTTTATAAGGTTGCAGAGTATATGGGTGTAGAGAAAATATGCCTAACATTAATTAAAACAAATACTAATTTTAACCCAAAGAAAAATGACAAAAGAAACTAAGAACGAAACTTTAAAGAGATTGTTTATAGAAAACAATTTAGTAAAAGAAGATGTGTTTAAACACAAACACTATACTATTATTACAAGAGCAGGTATAGATAAAATTATGGCTGCTAATGATATAGAAATACAATATGATATTGTAAATCTTTCAGATGACCATTCACATTGTCTTATAAAGGCTTTAGGTAAAAGAGGTGAGAAAATTATTCAAACATTTGGAGAGTGTACTCCAAAGAATAATAGCAATGCTTATCCTGTTGCAATGGCAGAAAAAAGAGCAAAGTCAAGGATTGTACTTATGTTAGCAGGTTTTTATGAACTAGGAATATTTGGAGAAGAAGAAGCTGAAGCTTTTTCTCAAGATAACAACTAAATGACACAGCACGATTGGATAGATGATATACTAGAAGATGAACCATGTTCCCTATGGCAAATAGGTAAGATAGAGAGTCTTCTAGTAACATCTAGTGCTAATATATTTTATGAACATATAAATTTTAACGAACTTAATTATTATGACGCAGAAGAAATCATTAGACATCTCTGGGAGAACAATTGCCCTAGAGACCCTAGAGAACAATTTAAGCAAATGCAAAGAAGGGGGATATTTTAATAACTGGCAAAGAATAAGAGAAGTAGTTAGAATAAGCAAAGAAAATATACCTACTATAATTCCTATTGGACATAATAACTATATTCCATTAAGTTATTTTAAAGATTTTTTTAAAGCTATACCTTCAGAATTATGGTGCAATAGTCCAGTTTTTTATTATAACATAGAGAAATTATGTTGGGATGCATTAGGTTTTTTAGGCGAAAAAATACACAGATCTAACGTTAGAACAAAATACTTGCAGTTATGCTTTATGAAGGTTGGATTAGATATTAATGACACTTTAAATAATGAAGAGCCTATATTTTTAAAATATAAAAACAATAAAGAAAGATTTATAGCCGCCATAGATTATTTATGTAAAAATTTATCTAAAGAAGAATTAATACAAATATTAAACAAATCTAAAAAATTAAGTGATGAAAGATATGTTACAAATCATTAAAGATTTATATAAAAAAGAATCAGATCAAATTGAGTTTAATGCCATAGAAATAAGTATACTAGATATAGTATGTGAACATACAGGATATGAAGTCAAAGATTTACAATCAAAAAGTAGACAAAGCGAATTAGTCTTAGCTAGAAGTATAACTGCTGTTTTATTAGTACAGTCTGGTGCTAGTTTAACTAGGGCAGGTAAAATACTTAATAGAGGTCATGATACAGTTTTGTATCATAAAAACAAACACAGCAATCATATAAAATATTGGAAACCATATAAAGATTTGTTTAAAAAATGTAAAGATGAATATTTTACAAGATTCACTTCTGATAAGATAAATTATGTAAAAGAAAAAATAGATATATATAAAAAAAGAATAAATGTCCTAGAGGATTTTATAAACAGTGAAACTAATTATTAATTAAAATTATTTAAAAATGTCAGAAAAACAATATGTAAACGGTATGATTATCAAGGAGAAATCTTTTGATAATGGAGGCACACAATTAAAACTTAGCATTAAGGTAGATGATTTAGTAGAACAACTAAAAACATTAAACAATGATGGTTGGGTAAATTTAATTGTTGCTAGAAGAAAGGAAGCATCTGAAACAGGTGTGACGCATTATTCTTATGTAGACACATGGAAGCCTACAAAGAAAAAAGCTGTAGAGGTAGGATCAGAAGAGGACTTACCATTTTAAATTAACATAAGGGGGAGTGAATATTTTTTTACTCTCCCTTTTATTTACTAAAAACTAATATGACAAATCAACCAAACTATTACGCAATAATACCAGCTAACATAAGATATAGCGACAAAGTAAGTTCTACTGAAAAACTTTTATATGCAGAAATTACCGCCTTATGTAATCAAAAAGGTTACTGTTGGGCAAGTAACGATTACTTTAGTAAACTATTTAAAAAACATCCTAACAGTATAAGTAGAAATATAAAAAACCTATCTATTAATGGCTTTATTAAAATACATTTAATTAAAGAAGAAAAGAACGTAGATAAAAGAAGAATTACTCTAGTTGATTCACAAAAATGTTTAGACCCCCTTAACAAAAATGTTAATACCCCCCTTAACAAAAATGTTAAGCATAATACTATAAATAGTAATAATATAAATGAAAAGAAAGAATTATTTGAAAAGTTTTGGGAGGCATATAATTACAAGAAAAGCAGAAAGTTGTGTTATGATAAATTTATTAAGTTAGATATTGAAATTTGCAAAAAGTGTATTATTAAGGCTAAAGAATATTCTAATTCTATTGTAGATATAAAATATAAAAAACATCCAAGCACTTGGTTAAATCAGGGTTGTTGGGATGATGAAATACAAGACAATAATAATCAAGGTTTCACTGGTGGTAACTTTACAAATATGGTGTTTTGATGAGCTTTTTAGATTATGGCATAGAGTTAAAAAAATCAAGTGGACAAGTGAAAACTAAATGCCCAAAATGTTCACATGATAGAAAAAAGAAATCAGATCCTTGTTTATCAGTAAACATAGATGAAGGCATATGGAATTGTCATAATTGTGGATGGCATGGAAGTATTAAAATTAATAATAATTTTATGAAAGAGATAGTGTATAAAGTACCAACAAATACTAATGATTCTTATAATTATTCAGATAAATTTTTAAGTTGGTTTGCTAGTAGAGGTATTACAAAACAAACACTTATAAGCAACAGGGTAGCTGAAGGTTTAGAATATATGCCACAGCTTAATAAAGAAGTTACAACTATACAGTTTAAATACTATAGAGATAGTTCTTTAGTTAATATTAAATACAGAGATGCTGCTAAAAACTTTAAGTTAGTAAAAGATGCTGAAAGAATAATGTATGGCTTAGATGATTTAATTGGCAAGAAAGAAGCTATAATAGTGGAAGGAGAAATGGATAAATTAGCATTGTATGAAGCAGGATATAAAAACTGCGTGTCTGTTCCGAATGGTGCTAGTAATTTAAAAATGGATTACTTAAAAGACTTTCCTGAAAACATTGAAAAAATATATATAGCGGTAGATAATGATGATCCAGGTTTAAAACTACAAGAAGAGTTGTCAAGAAGATTAGGTAGAGACATTTGTTATAGAGTAAGCTATCCTGATGACTGTAAAGATATTAATGATGTTTTAGTAAAAAACAATATTAATGTTGTAAAAGAATGTATATTAAAATCTCAGCCATATCCATTAGAGGGAGTTTTAAGTGTCAAAGAGTTTGATATAGATATAGATTCTTTGTATGAAACAGGATTACAAAGAGGTAAATTAATTGGTCATAATAAGTTTGATAAATTGTTTAGCTTTGCGTCTTCACAATTAACTGTGGTTACAGGTATACCAACTCATGGTAAAAGTAATTTTTTAGAACACTTGTGTATGAAATTAGCAACACAGCATGATTGGAAGTTTGGTGTGTTTAGTCCTGAACATTATCCTATGCAGTTGCACTTTTCTGTTTTAGCGGAAAAACTAATTGGTAAGTCATTCCGTAAAGAAACTAAATTTAATAGAATGAGCAAATATGAGTTAGGCACAGCAAAAGACTTTATATCAAAACATTTTTATTGGATAAGACCAGATAGCGATGTTTACACTATAGACGCTATTTTAAACGCAGCTAAAGGATTAATTAGACGATATGGCATAAATGCCTTAATAATAGATCCATATAATAAAATAGACGCTAATTTAGGATCTGATTCTGAAACTAATTTTATTAATAAATTTCTTACTAAGCTAACAATATTTAAACAAAAATATGATATACATATATTTCTTGTAGCACATCCTCGCAAAATGGCTAAACAAGAAAATAAGCTATATGAAGTTCCTACTTTATATGACATAGCTGGTAGTGCTAATTTTTATAATCAGGTAGATAATGGCTTGTCAATATATAGAGATTTTGAAAACAGCACAACAAGGGTTTATGTACAAAAAGTTAAGTTTAGACACATAGGTGAATTAGGAGAATCAGAGTTCAAATATAACATACAGAATGGTAGATATATTGAAGTTGGAGAACATGAAAATAATAATTCATATTTGAAGTTAGAACA